ATGCAGATGCAGAACCAGTTGCAATGTATGCTGGCTCTGGCAACACAGGAAGCATATATAGTGATTTATATGAAAAAACAGTAATTGTACGCACATATTTTGCTGGTGTGTTTTATGGCAAACTCAAAAAAGTTGAAAGTGATAGTTTAATATTAAATGATTGCCGTAGAATTTGGAAATGGTATGGAGCAAATAATTTATCAAATATGGCATTAGTTGGTGTAACTGATAAATCACAAACTCGCATTTCACCAAAAACGCAAAATCATCTTGCAAAAGGGTTTATTGAAATTATACCAATGTCAACCGATGCAGTTAAAAATTTAGACTCTGTTTCTGATTGGAAATAAAATGGATAATCAATTAAATTATGGCGATGGCGATGGCTATGGCTATGGCTCTGGCTCTGGCTTTGGCTCTGGCAATGGCGATGGCGATGGCGATGGATAATTAATATGTGGTGCAATAACAAATGTCGCGAAGGCGAATGCGAATGGTGTAATGGCACACCTGAGCAATTAGAGGAAGCAATTAATAATTATGATAATTCATTAGTTGCTAATAAAAAAAATGTTGTATATGGAATATTAAATGACAACACAAAAAACGTTTAAAGTAAAAAATTATGCTGAATATGATGCAATTGATGCTATTAATATGTCTAAATTAAAAGATATTAAAAAATCATCGTATCATTTTTGGGCTAATCATTTATCACCTAACAAACAAAAAGCTAAAGAAACTGAAGCATTACGTTTTGGTACTTTGTGTCATAAATTTGTGTTAGAGCATAAAGATTTTTATAATGATTATGTTATAGCACCTAAATTTAATAAACGAACTAAAATTGGTCAAGAAAGTTACGAACAATTTGTTTCTCAACATCCTGGTAAATTATTTACCGATCAAGAAGAAATTAATGTGGTTACTCAAATGCGTGCAGCATTAATGCGTAAACAAGCATCATTTGTCTTGTTTAAAGATGATGCAGTATATGAGCAAGCAATGGTTTGGAATGATAATGGTGTAGCATGTAAAGCTAAATTAGATTTATATATACCGCCTTCTAAAGAATATTCAAACGGTATTATTGTGGATTATAAAACTTGTCAATCAGCTAAAGTTGAAGATTTTACAAAATCAGCATTTAATTTTGGTTATCATAATTCAGCAGCATATTATTCTAAAGGATTTCAACAGGTTTTTAAAACTAATGGATTTCCTGTTTTTATATTTGCTGCACAAGAAAAAGAAGCACCATACGAAACCGCTTTTTATACTGCGGATGATGCAATGTTAAATTTTGGTTTACAAGAAAATGCAGTAATGCTTGATTTATATAAACAATGTTTAACAACAAAACAATGGGAAGGGTATCAAGATGAAATATTACCATTATCTTTACCATACTGGGTTAATAAATAATTTAATTTTAAAAAGGAACACAACATGTCAAATGATTTAACAGTTAAACAATCTACAGGTTTAATAGAACGTATGGCTCAAGCAGCAGGGTTGGACAAACAAATATATTTTAACACCATTAAAGCAACTTGTTTTACTGGTAATGCGACTAATGAACAATTTGCTGCATTTTTACTTGTAGCTGAAAAATATGGTTTAAATCCATTAACTAAAGAAATTTGGGCTTTTCCAAGTAAAGGTGGAATATGTCCTATGGTAAGTTATCAAGGATGGTGTAATATTGTAACAAACAATGTTGATTTTGATGGTGTAGAAATAGAAACTAATTTTGAAGAAGGTAAACCTTTTAGTTCAACTTGTAAAATATATAGAAAATCATTGTCTCGTCCAATTATAAAAACCGTATATCTTAAAGAATGGATTAAAGAAACAAGCCCTGTATGGAAAACACAACCTACGCATTTTCTTGAAATTAGAGCATATATTCAATGTGCAAGAATAGCTTTTGGGTTATCTGGTATATTTGATGAAGATGTACCAATGATAGATATTGCTAATAATGTTACACAAATTAAAGATGAAAGCGTTAATAATCTTAATGCTCAAATTAAAGAAAAAAAATCTAAAACAATTGCACCTGAAATTGTTGATGTTGTAATTTCTGAAAATGATTTTGAAATTGATCCAGCTGCTATAGCACAGGCTGAAACAATGGCATAGAATTAAAATAACCAACTGTCCGCATTTGTCGGACAACTGCCATCTCGTGTGTATGCACGGGGTGGTATGTCGGGAAAGCCGACAAAGTGATTTTTAAAGGAAAAGAATGAAATATATATTATTAAGTGTATTAATTATATCATTATGTAGTTGTGGTGTTAATACAAATAAAGGAACAAGAGTTTTAGAATCAATGGGATACACCAATATTAAAATTGGTAGTTATGCTTTTTTTGATTGTGATAAAAATGATAAATTTGCTAGTAATTTTACCGCTACTGGAATAAATAAAAAACCCGTATCTGGTTCATTATGTAGTGGATTTTTTAAAAATATAACCGTTAGATTGGATTAATATGTTTACATTAATATACAGCACGTACGTATGGGGCATTTGTATGCCTGTGTTTTATTTAGAATTGATGGGAATTAAATTATGAAAAAGTCTAACGCAGGAAAAACAATAGATAAATTATACAAAGTAACAGACAAAATAACAGATAAAATTGAAGAAATGTTATATACGCCTTTATATCATTTAAATCAATATATACAAGACTTAGAGGAAGAATTAAAAGACATAAAATCTTATAAAGATAAATACGATGCTATATCTTATGCTCAAAAAATGGAAAAATATACAATACAAAACAACAAATTATATTCAAGTCTAGAATATAAATTTGATGAAGCAGTAGATTACATTAAAGAACTAGAAGCTAAAATACAAGAATTAGAAAGGATAAATTGTGAGTGTATGGAAATTTGATATAAAAGATGTGGAGTATAGTTTTAGTTCTATAATTTATCATATTAATGATTTAGAATTTTTAATTGAAGAAAAAAATAATAATATTGATGAATTAAAAGATTATATTGATGAATTAAAAACTAAAATACAAGAATTGGAGGCTATAAATGACAATAGATGATTTTGAGTTAGGTATGATTGTTAGTCATAATAAATATGGTTTTGGTGAAATTCTTAAGATTGACACAGAAGATAATTGTTTATTTTTATTTATTGATTTTAATGAATTAGGCAGATCTTGGTTTTATAGTGTTTTTGATAAAAACAATAAAGGATGTTTTGATGTTAATGAATGCATTTTAGATAAATTAACAATAATTAAAAAACTTAAAGATAAAAAATTATTTCAATTAAAAACCAAAATATTAATTAAAATTGATAATTTAAAAATTGATGATCCATATCCAAGATGTAATTATGACGAAGTGGATTCTGTATTGCATGATTTTAAAGAACTTCTATTTTTAATAGAATATACACCATATAGAAAGGAAGATTATAAATGACAATAAATGATTTTAAAATAGGTACATTAATTGAGCATAATGAATGGGGAGATGGTGAGGTTATTGCTAATAATAGCGATGAAATAGCTATTGAGTTTATTAATGGAATACGATTGTTTTTTAGTTGCACTGATGATTTGTATCATATGTCTACATTAAAAATAAAACAATTTAAGGAGTAAATTATGCACATTCTAGATAATTTTAAAGTAGGCGATTTAATCGAACATAATAGATGGGGTTACGGTAAAGTAATTGCTAATAATGGTTATGATAAATTTATGATTCTATTTGCTAAAGGAGTATGGAGGTTAGATATTAAGTATTCTGATTTAGTAGAGTTTATATCACAATTAAAAATTAAACAACCTATTTCCAAAATGGAAACAACTGAGGAAAAAACTATGCAAGAATTTGAGCCGATTACTAAAGATAATATTGAAGAAGTGTTAGAATATAACGGGTGGAAATATGATGGGAAAGAGTATAATAATTACAAATCAACAGAAGATGGTTTTATAATTTATTGTAATATTTCATTAGATATTTCATTAGAAAATGATTTTAAATATAACTTATATAATTTTAATGGAAACATTAATACTAATGATTTTAATGAATTTCTAGCATTTGTACAAAAGCGTATTAAGCTTAAACCTTTGCCAAAAAAACCTGAGTTTAATTTTGAGCAATATTTGTTAGATAATGGTTTTGAAAAAACATGTAACAAATTAATTAAAGGTGTTATTTGTTTTACATTAGGAAACAATAGTGGTTATCCTGTTTATTATCATAATATGATTTACAATAAAAACATTACACATACAAAAAAAATGCAGATATATTAATAGCAGCTGCTAAATTATTAGAAGGATTAAAATAATGGATTTTGAGATTAAAAAACTATTAAGCCATTTATCATTTCAAAAACAGATAGATAATGCCAAAGCATTATTAATACAATCTGAGCATGATTTTGGAAAAATATCGGCTATATATGCGTGTCAATTGTTAGATAATTTAACTTGTTGTGAAGGCAATAATAATGGAAATTAAAATAGGCCAAAAGTGGAAAAATAAATTTGAAAAAAATGAAATAGCTACTATACTTTTTATATTAAAAGGTTCAAATAAATATATTGAATATAAATATAATAATGATGATACAGTATATATTCTTTCAGATCACATATTTTCTTTAAATTTTACCCCAACCCCTTAATTCCGCCCTCATTGGCTATTAGATAATGGTGCTAAGATATATGCCGATGAGGTTACAATTAAATGTGATGTTTATTTTTTAGACTATAATTTACCCCAAAGTTATCATTATTATCAACCGTTTTACCAACGCAAAAACCAAGAATTTGATTTTGGTGTATTATTTAAAGATGGTAGTCATATGTGGGCTAAATGGATAAGTGAAAATAATGATTAAATTTAGATGGCACAGAGGTAGTTTAGAGGAAAGCATGGCTACTGCTATGGAGTTTAAAGGATTACGACATTTATTTAGTGTAATATCTAAAATACAAAATTTAAAAAGCGTTACTAAAAATGATATGACAATTAATTATTATGGATTTGATGTACGAGCAAATCAAGATTTGTTTATTGTTAAAATAAGCAATATTCCAATTGGTTTTATATTTGAGGAGGTAAAATAATGATTTTTTGTTTAGAACCACATAACTATCCTGAAGTTTATATATGTAGAAATCCTACACCCAATAATGTAAGCGTTACTATGCGTTTTAAAGAAGAAACAAAAGATCGTATAATGGGTGTTGTTAAACCTTATTCACAAAAATGTTTTGTTAATAAAATAGTTAAAAAATGGCATCCTAAATGGAAAAAGTTAATAATAAAAGGTTATTGGAGAATAAATGACTACAAATGAAATAAAACAGTTAATTTTAAGTTGCACGCGTTTTGGTGTTAACGGCAATCAAAAAGACATTAATAAAGCATTAAATGCAGTTAATGAATTACAACAAGATATAATTGATATTAAAGCAACATTAATGTTAAATTGTCGTAAAATTACTGCGACATCTACTTGTAAATTATTAGATAATTTAATAAAGGATAAAATATGACTATAGATAAATTAAAACACTTGATTTACCATTGCACGTTTAGCAATGATAATAATAAATTAAGAAAAGCGTTAAATGCTGTAGATAAACTTGTAGCGACATTGCAGCCAACGTCAATTGATAATATACATTTATGTGATGAAGTAATTATTAAAGGTAAAGTTTGTACAATATATAATAACAATTACACAAAAAACGGCAAAGAGTTTAAAACCACTTTGGTTGAATTATTAATTAAACATAAGGAGTAAATTATGAATCAATTTAAAATAAACACACCCGTATATCACCCAGCATGGGGCAACGGCAAAGTGATTGACATTATGGATAAATTGCTTGTTGAGTTTAAAAACGGTTTTAAAGCGTGGTTTTTTGAATCAAAAGACACATATCGTCAAATGCAAATTAGTGAATTAACAATTTTAGGAGTACAATAATGAAAGAATGGAATTTTCCAACTGGTGAATATGGTGTTATAGTTAATGATCAATTAACTATAAATTGGGATTGGACAAAAGAAAAAGATGTATTTAAAATATGTACACAAATAAATGCTTTGTCTGAAAAATATCCACATGAAGTTATAACGCTTAATGCACCGTATTTACCTTATTCGCGACAAGATAAAATGTTTAATATTGGAGAGTCGGTAAGTTTTGGATTGTTAATTAATTTATTAGCTAATTCTTGCATTGTAAAAGATCAATTAATTATTGGGACTTTATCAATACATAATTTAACAGCTTATAATTTTTATTGTAAGTATTTTAATATTAGAATAGCTAGAAATTTTCTTTATAATTTAGAAGATATTATTAAAGATAATTCTGCTAATATAGTTTTTCCAGATGTTCATGCATACGATCATTTTAACCATGGTAATAATAATAATTTTTATAATAATCGATATTATTGTAAAAAAATTCGTGGTGAAATGGGTAAAATTATTAATTACGAATGTGATACAATCAAAGATGTTACTTTGCCTACATATATTATGGATGATATATGTGATGGGGGTGCTACATTTATTAAATGTGCTGAAGCGTTAAAAGCTCAAGGTGTAAAAGATATAAGATTGTTTGTATATCATGGGTTTTTTACTAAAGGTTTAGACGCATTATTTAAAGCAGATATTAAAGAAATTTATACTACTAATAGCGTTTGTAGAATTGAACACCCAAATTTACATATTATAGGAAGAGATTGTTATGTTTAAAATTAACCCGTTAACTCAAACTGATTTTTACAAAGTAGATCACAGAAACCAATACCCTAAAGGCACTACATTAGTTTATAGTAATTTAACAGCTCGCAGTGATAAATTGTCACCGTGCCACGATAGCCCATTATATGATGGTAAAATGGTGGTATTTGGTATTCAATATTTTATTAAAAGTTTTATTATTGATTTATTTAATGAGAATTTTTTTAAACAATCTAAAGAAAAAGTTGTTGCTGAATATAAAAGACGCATTGAAACATCACTTGGTAAAAATGCAATTACATATGAACATATTGAAGCATTGCATGATTTAGGTTATATGCCTATTAAAATTAAAGCATTACCAGAAGGTAGTCGCGTGCCAATGCGTGTACCATTTTTAACAATAGTAAATACATTACCTGAATTTTACTGGGTAACTAATTTTTTAGAAACTGCATTATCAGCCAATATCTGGAAATTATGTACTAATGCTACTATTGCTTATGAATACAAAAAATTATTAATGCATTATGCTAAATTAACTGGCAGTGATTTGAATAATGTTAAATTCCAAGGGCATGATTTTAGTTTTAGAGGAATGTCTGGCAATGTAGATGCTGCCGCGTGCGGAATGGCTCATTTAACTAGCTTTGTAGGAACTGATAGCATTCCAGCTATAGACATGGCAGAATACTATTATAATTGTAATACTGATATTGAATTGGTAGGATGCAGTGTTCCAGCAACTGAACATAGTGTAATGTGCTTAAATAGCAAAGAAACAGAAATTGATACTTACCGTAGATTAATTACAAAAGTTTATCCAAAAGGCATTGTGTCTATAGTTAGTGATACTTGGGATTTTTGGAATGTAGTTACTAATTATATGCAAGAACTTAAGCATGATATTTTAGCTAGAGATGGTAAAGTTGTTATTAGACCTGATAGCGGTAATCCAGTAGATATTATTTGTGGTAATTATGCAGAAAGCACGGATAGCCCAGAGCGAAAGGGTTTAATAAAATGCCTTTATGAAATATTTGGCGGTGCGGAATACAACGGATATAAACACCTTGATTCGCATATCGGTGCAATTTATGGCGATTCTATTACTCTTAAGCGTGCTAATGATATTCTTGACGGATTGGCTAAAAAAGGATTTGCTAGTGATTCTATTGTGTTTGGCATAGGTAGTTATACGTACCAATATTCTACTCGTGATAGCTTTGGAATGGCCGTTAAAAGTACATATGGTGAAGTTAATGGTGAACCTAGAGAAATATTTAAAGACCCTAAAACTGATAACGGTATTAAGAAATCAGCTAAAGGATTGTTTTGTGTAAATTTAGTAAATGGTGAATATGTTTTAAAAGACCAATGCACAAAAGAAGAAGAACAAAACGGTGAATTACGTGTTATATTTGAAAATGGTGCTTTAATAAATGAAACATCATTATCAGAAATACGTAATCGACTTAATTAAATCGTAAAAAAACCCATAGCACATGGGGAGGTTAAACTGAAGCAGTGCTTTATCATAAAAGCTCCTTCTGCCAATAAATAGTAGGTTTAACCAGTTTCATAAGTAAATAATGTGCTACTTTGATGCATATAAATTATATTCAGCTTTACGTCTGTTTTGCAATCCTATAATAATTTTACCGTTTGCATAAACCCATTTCATAAAATTAGCTTGTATATTTATTAAATCGTTTGGATTATTGTTAATTACTTTTAGCAATGTAGAATTAGAAAAAGCACCTAATCCAACGTTATACACAAAATCACACAATGCGTCATATTGGTATTGTTTTAATTCAACTTTAATAAATTGATTAAGTTTACTTGTGGATTTATTGACATGATCTATTAAATATTCCGTAGCTTGTTGTTCCGTAATAGCGTTGTCTGTTAATTGTACTTTTACATTATTTGGATACACGGTTGTACCATAACCTATTGTAGCTACATTAGCAGGGCATAAATAAGGTTTAAATTTAAAACCTTCAAATTGTTTTATTAAACTAATACAATTATTACTTGGTTGCATTTTTTATCCAATTTCTATACATTGTTTGCCAACCATTTAATTTATTTTGACAATCGGCATATAAACCATCATTAATAATATTGACAGTAAGCATATTACTTAATATACCACTTGATTCGGCTGGGATTCCATTAGGTAAGGTGGTACCGTTGGAACTTGACACACGGTTTTTACTGGCATTAGCAAGCTGCAACCATTTGTTATTAACACGACAAGTATTAAGTTGATTAATATATAAATCTTTTTCATGTAATAATTCCTGTGTTTTTAAAGCAGATGATTCTTTTAAATTAGATAATTGTAATGATAAAGTTAAATTATCAGCATTGTTTAAAGTTAATGTTTTATTAGTTGCTTCAATTATTTTAGCACGACTAACCTCGCAATTTAAACTAGCTTTTTTATAACCAAAATAATACCCAAAACTAAAACAAACTATACTTGTAATAATACTAATTAATATTTTGTGTAAATTACTCATTATTAGCTTTTTGAGCTTCTAATTCAGCTTTGGTTATTTCATTTCTAAACCAATTATACAATGAAGCTATTAAAATAATTATAGCGGAACCAATTTTAATAATATTATCGTGTGATTGAAAATATGAAATACCACTTAATATTTGAGCAATTGATGTCCAAGTTGTGTGTTGGCTAAATTTAAACATTCCACTGTCTAATAATTTTAATAATAATTTTTTACTCATACAGCATCCTTATCTTTAAAATAAATTTCTTGCAAATTATTAATTTCATTATTATAACGCGTTGTATCTGAATTGTAAACGTAACACACAAGACCAATAATTACTGGAAGGCATAAATAAAAACCTTTAATCATGCCTTTCATTGTTGATGATTCTTGCTTTAAAGCAATTATTTCATTAGACAACCCATCGATTTTGCGTGACAATTCTTGAATTAATTTAAAAACTTCATTTTGCATAATATTACACGTAAGAAATTATTGCATTAGATTCTGCATTTTTATTATTTTTAGTTATTAAACAAAAAACAATTTCTAAACTGTAATAACTTAAAATTGCAACGTCCAACATTACGTAACCAAAATTTATTGGACTTGATACTTTAATAAATTCAAAAAGCATTATAAACAAAAAATAACAATTAACAGCCCATAACATTGATGTTGCAATCCAAAAAAATATAGATTTTTGAGGGGTTCTAGAAATAATAAAATAAACAAGATATACTATAGATACCAAAGCAACAAAAGTTCCCAATGGATTTTCTAACCACGCTTGTGATGTATCATTACTTTTGTCTAATAAAATCCATCTTGCTACTCCATACCACGATAATAAGAACCCGCTGAATATTTTTAATGTATTACTCATTTTTACTTTCCTATTTGTTTAATGTAATGATTTTATTTTTTGCATCAATAACAATTTTTCTTGTTAAAAGCACTAGTAATAAAGCTGGTGCAACTAATACAAATAAAATGTTGTATGCAACTTCATGTAATTTATCTAATATATTTATTAAATTCATATTTTAACTTGCCGTAACAATAGTGCCAGATAACTCAACAAAATTTGGAGAGTTAACAACACCCGTTGTTTGAACGTATAAATTACTAGCAAATACCCTTGCATTACCTTGTGATGTCAAATCAGATAAAATTTGTGACAATTGCCCTGATTGCGAAGCGGCAAAAGGTAATCCCGTAATAGTACTTAATTGAACCGTTGCCGATACCGAACCAGTTGATGTTACTGCAATTGTATAATAAACTAATTGCCCTATTTTTACATAAGTACCTGTTGCTGTTACAGTGCCTGCGGTTGTCCAATTGTTTAAAGTAGGCGTAAACGTACCGATTAAATACTCGGGTGGCGTTGGGGCGTTTTTCCAATTGCTCCCAGTGTAATATGCTGTTATTTCAGAATTAGGAATTAATGTAAATAATACTGTAACCTGATCAGTACCATAAACTTTTAAATTTGTTGAGCCTGAGTTTATAATTAATATTTGTTTGCCAACACCTGCTAAATGCGTACCATCATCTAAAAACAATTTAGCATTAGTTCCTGTGCAATTAACAATTAAACTTGGTTTATCGTATTGGGCTAAAATATATGTAGGGTCAGTTCCAGCTAAATTAATTAAAGTAGCTTGATTACTATCAATAGCAAACCAAGTATTATTGTCATAATTACGTGTTACCGTTACTTGCTGTCCACCAGCAATATTAGCAATTGGTGCATTTGAATCGGAATTTAATATTGTAATTAATTGTGTGCCTTGGTTATACAAATTATAATACTGCCCTTTTAATGGCACTGTGCTATTTGATGGAAGTTTAACTTTAACAGCTGTAGCGTCTATTGCATTTAAAAACATATTAGGAGGATCATATACGCTAATTGTTGGCATAAATCCGTCAGCATTTGTAATGTTTAAATAATTTGTTGGTATTTCTTGACCGTTAAAAAACACTTCAAAATTTCTAGGTGATTCATTTGTAAATAAAATAGATACAATTTGTTCAGCATCAATTATAGCTAAATAATTATAATCAGCATCTTGAATAACTGTGGTTTGTCTACTAAATATTTGAATTGTCCAGCCTGGAACAAGTACAGCAGAATTTAAAATTACAAGTCCAACATTATCACAAATAAGAGTTTTTCCGTTGTCATTTAACGTTGCTTCGTAATCTTGATTAGGAGTAGGATATACTATTGATGATTGAAATGATACTTGACTAGAAGTTGCACCATTGGCATATTGTAATGTTGGTAAATTAGTACAATTAATAAATTGAATTCTAACATTTGGGCTATTAATTGAAATTACATGCCCAGTGCTAAATGTTACGTTTTCATATGTATCATTAATTATATCTGTTTGTGTAGCATAACCAGTACTAAAATAATCAATGTTTCCTACAACATCCAAATTAAAATAATATCTTATTCCATTTATGCCAGATGTTGAACCACTACTATTTTTGTATGTAATATTATTTACAGCTCCTCCATTGATAAATGTTGAACCAATTATATCATTTGTATTATCATATATGATATCATTCCAATATACATTGTTTATAGTCCAAAATTCTTGCTCTCCATTTGCGTCTGAAATTGTTAAATCATTCATTGTAACTAATCCAGTGCCATTAATTGAACAACTGTTATAAGTTTTATTTGCAGTAGTAATATCACCATACCCTGTAGTTGTTGGTGCTAATTGCATTGTTTCAGCTAATCCAGACATTCCCACATTTAATGCTTGCTGTGCTGTTAAAAACGGCATTTGCCAAGTATTTGTGGATCTAGCCAAATTATCATCACCATTTGCAGATACATAAATAGTACTAGCAGGACTTGGTGTTAAATTTAAAAATTTTGTTGCATTATTAACAATAGAAAATAACCAAGATGTATTTTTAAATACGGTGCCTTGAGCAATTTTAAATTGAACAGGCGTAGCTATTGTTGTAGTTGTGTTTAAACTTGCAAATAACGTTAATGTATAATTTGCACCAGTTATAGTTGCTTTATATATTCCGTTTTGAGTGGGTGTTGCAATTTGTTGACAAAGTACAACGTACATACCATCAGTCATAGTTGTTTTATCAATTAAGTTACTTGCTACAGCCCCAGTTAAAGGTATATTTATGTTAGCGGCAGTTGTAATTAAATCATATTGATTTGGAATGCCTGCTATATTATATATTTTTGAATATGTTGCCATTTTATTACTTTCTAAATACCGCTAATTGCTAATTGTAATGTAGCATTTGTCACAGGATTTGGGCTAAGATTTAATATGTTATATGTAATTGAAGTCAATGATTGTGCAGTAGGATTACCAAAAAAAATAAATGTTGGCGTTGCTGATTGTGCAACACTTGGCACTAACAAATTAAATTGCGTATATGTATTTGTAAAATTAGTAAACGTAACTGTACCAGATGCACCGCCATCGAGCGATACGCTTGCTACTGATTTTATTTCATTTTTGCCAGTGGCAGATATGGTAATACTATTACCCAAAGGAGTTATTGTTATATTAGAACCAGCTATTAATTGTAAAGCACCTGCTAATCCATTTAATGAAGCAACGCCACTACCAGAACTGCCAGGTGCTGTTAAATAAGCCGTTAACTTTCCCGTTGCTGAATTAAATGATGATGCTTTAGTCGTCACAATGCTTCCATTAGAACTAATTTCTAATGATACAGCTCCTGGATATTGTCCATTTAATGCATTATTTATAATTTGTTTATTTAAAACAAATTCACTAATTACCACTCCCACCGCATTTACAGTCGTGGGTTTGTTTACTCTAAATGTTCCAGATGTGTTAGATAATGATATTTGAGTAATTGATAAAGTAAATTTTTGTAATGTACTATCAATATAATAATCATTCCAATTGCCACTTATAGGATCTAAAGTTTGTAATGATGCAGTTTCTGAGCCTTGTAATCCAGCAACTGTAATTGTTAAATTATTATTTGACAATTGAAATGAGTTGCTTGGTGTTGCCAATGTTGTTGGCTGTAAATATATTACATTTTCTATTGACATTTTAAATTTCCTATATTAAAAAGGTGTTGCTGGTAATTCGGTACTTGTTGTGTCAGTACCGTCAATAATTGCACTTAATGCATCTAAATATGCTATTAATTTAGTTTGTTGAGTTTTTGTTAATTTATTAAATTCAATAGCATTGTAATTATATTTATCAAATAATTTTTTAGCTTGTTCAGGTAATGGTATTAAAGTTTCAATGCCACCAACCCATGATTGAGTTGTTTCATCCCATACGCTACCACAATCACGTGGCATAATGTTAGCGCCAAATTCAGCGGGTAATGATAAATCTATATAAAATAATTTACCTGCTTGCTGCAATGCTAATAATCTTTCGTAATTCTCATCATCTAATATTATTCCTTGGTCTAATATTTGTTGATGGTATGTTGTAATACGACCATCTTTGTGTAAATCTAAAAGCCTTACTTCACCTTTTATATTTGTTATATCGTACATTTTTATTTCCTTATTAATATTCTATTAAAACCAAACCGTTACCACCAGGACCACCAAGAGCACCAACAGCACCAGCACCACCACCACCACCGCCTTCAGATTCAGCAGGGTAACCATTACCAGTACCACCTCTACCACCACCAGCAATCCAAAGTGAACCACCGCCACCACCTATCCCATTGCTACTGTTGGCACCAGTAGAACCGCCAAAACCGCCTTGACCATTAGTAGAACCGCCAAAACCGCCAACTGCAGTTAATCCAAATGCAATTGTAGGACTACCGTTATTACCTGCTCCAGTACTTACTATACCACCTAAACCTATTGTAATGCTATATGACGTACCTGGTGTTACCAGAACATATCGTTTAAATATAAGATAACCAGCTCCACCACCACCACCACCGCCACCGCCACCGACACCACCACCAGCACCACCACCACCGCCACCAATTAATGTAACATAAATTTTATAAACGTCATTAGGGCATATCCAATCGCCATTAAATTCAAATAATTGTGAAAAATATCCATTTACTGCAACATAATCTGCAACATAATCTGCAACATATTGTTGAGTAGCCCAATGACTATAAGTTGCAATTGGTTGCCCGTCTATTATCCAGCCATTATTACCAACTTCACATTTATAATATGCATTACTATAAGCTGATGTCATTCTAATTCTGGTAATACCGTTAGAAATAGTACCTAATTGATTTTTTATACAAAAAGTTGCACCAACAGGTAATGTTACATAATTTGGTAATGTATATGCAATAGAAATTCCATCGTTATATATTAATGAAAATGCATCGGCTAATGATATTGTATGAGTTGTTACCGTTCCAAGATTATTGTTTCTATTGAAATCTGATTGTATATTATTGTTTGCATCATAATTATATGCACAATTAGAATCTAAAAACACGGTATAAACACCAGTATCGCTTGTAATAGCAAATAAAGCCACGTTTTGATCATTTAATCCAGATGCAGTAACAGCCGTATCTAATATTGTCATGGTATTAGTAACTTTATAAGAATCATTAGCAATTTGCGTAAGTTTTGCTACACAATAATATACTGTTCCATCTGTAATACCATTTAACGTTATTGAAGCACCAGCATAAGGAGCCCAAGTAAATTCTTCTATTATACTACCAGGAATTACTGTAATTTGATTAGGAAACCTTACCGCACCTGCTGCAAATTCAAAAACATTAGATGTTCCAATTTGACCATAATTATTACTAATGTTATTAATGCCAGACATAATGCATGGAGAGATGGGAAAATATGCATTTAAGTTTTCTGTAGTAGTTGTATAAAATAAATTCATAAGATCACTACTAACATTTTCTAATCTTTGAAATTGTTGTATTGATGTACTTAAAGGGTATTGAATCACATTAATTGCCTATTAAAAATTATTATTAAATTATTATGAATTTTAACATAATAAAAATAAATTATCAAATAACTACTTTATTATTAAATATAAAACATTTAAACAATAATTGTGTAAGTATAACTTTTAAAAATTATTCCAAGATAAACATTTATTGTAACTGTACCTGTTTCTAATGCATTAAAATATTCTACTCCACTAATCATAGATGTAGATAATAATGTTGTATCAGTGCTAAAAAATTCAGTATATTGAATAATTGGATTTGGCAAAGTTGTTGGTGTGGAATATACAGGAGTAATAATAACTTCATATGATTGACCAACCGTTAATTCTGTAGTTGTTCCGCCTGGATTTAATGTTAAATTAAAATCTATAATATTATCAATATTTCCTGTATTTGTGTTTATTAATCCTAATGCTTGATCCAATACATTTGGATTAAATTCAATACAATAAGTTTGCTGTTGCCTAGGATCTTTCCAGTATGTATTTTCTAAATTTACTGTTAAATTCAATTCAGCAGCAGAAAATGTAAATATAACTTCTACGCTCATTCCAGCACGAGTTATTTGTCTAGCAAATTGTTGTATTTGATTTTGTTGATTAGATGTTATTGTACCAGGTCCATCTGTTAAAACATAAAAAATAATATTTTTATTATTTATTGAACTTCCATTAAACACACAAGCATCCAATGCATTATTATTTAATATAAAAGCAATATCAATATTAGGTATTATGCCTTCTTGAACATAAACATATTTTTGAAAACCTAACCAATAATAAATATATTGACTTATATTATAACATAAATAATATGGATTAGTATTATTGTTAATTTCTAATTGATAAATAAGTTGTAATAATTTTCCATATTGAGTAGTATTTTCATAAAGCAATCTATTATTACCAGTTAAAAACAATTCCCAATTTGAATTACCTGAAATGGGATAAATGTTTTTTAAAACAGTTTCTAAACTAACAAAAGATGGATTATTAATAGCAGAATTGTTATACAATTGAAATAAAGTATTTACTATTGCATTTTGTTTAATAGTTGATGGAACTGTTTTTGAATTACTATAAACATTTTTTGGTAAATATAAATTATATATAGTAGATAATTGATTTAATGTCATATTAGTGTACGGTGGCACTAAAACATAGCTAAAATATTGAGAATAATTTTGATAAATAAGTTGAAATCTTAATGATATATTTGATTGAGCATTTGGAGCAACAATTATAGTATTATTATTATTTACTAATTGAGCAGTAGATGGTTCAATTAATATAATTTGTAATTCGGAATCATTATTAGAAATTTGATTTAATGCTCCTGTATCATCAATAGCACCAATAGTAAAATTATTTCCAACGTTATTAAATAATGGATTTGATTCCCAATATATTCTTAATTGTGTTATCATTATTCCAATTCCACTGTACAAATGGATGTATCAAGATCATAAATAATTTGTAAATTAGCAGGATATATTCCAGAAGCTGCAATAAAATAATTTGTATCATTTGGAACTGGAATATTTTGAATATCAGTATATGTATTATCGTTATATTTAAATGTTACATCAATTAAAATACTACATAAATATCCTTGCAAATATTGAGATGCATTTAATCCAGATTTAATAATATTAATTATATCACTACCTAAAATATAAGGTTTCCCATCAGGTAATATTGTACCTGTATATGGAGCAGATAACACTGCATATCTTGTTTGATAAGTTATCCATTCACTTACAGTTAATGATAAACCATTATTTCCTTGTACTATTGTATTTAATGATAATCCAGTGGCTAATATTACTCTTAAAACAATAGAAGGATTTGGATTTGTTGGATTAATACTTGTATTATTAGTAATTGCATATGTACTAACTGTTGCATACAAAGGATTATCATTAATAGGCCTAATACTTTCAATATATGTTCCCATTGTGTTAATTGTAGAAAATGATGCAGAACGACTAATTGGAAATTCTAATCCAATATTAACCGATGGATCACCACTTGCAACCATTCCCGATACATAAATAACATTTTGATTTTGAGTTGCACCGTTAGGAATAATTTTAGCAAAAGTAATTAATGATGTGGATTCTAAAGCCCATTTAAAATAATCCCCAGTGCTTCCACCACCTTTGGGATTTTGCATATAATTTGCTACTAATGCTGATATGTCGGCATTTGTTGGAGTGTCTAAACCTGATGCAACATCATTATTTATAGTTGCATTAGTTATTGTTAAAGTTCCTACAACAATTGGTGTTCCTAATATTAACGACGTTTGTGGAGAACTATATGTATTTGAACCACTTAATACAGATTGAAATGGTACGGGTGTATTAGCATATGATTGTGTCGTTATAAAATTTATTGTTGTTGTAACTATATATTGTATAGCTGATGATGGATTTGTTAATATAGTTCCACTTAATATACTAAAATTTGTCGTAGGATTTCCTGTAGCAGTTAAAATAAAAGTACCTTGAGTTGGTTGACTTCCTGCAATATTTGGAATACCTAAAGATGCTGCATGTTGTGATAATAAAGCATTACTTGAACTTGCTGGAAAAATATTATTTTCAAATAATTGTATTTCTTGACTTACAGTAGAACCAACTTGTGAAACTGCTATTTGATTAAAATATAAATCCTGCCCTTCTTGTAAAGAAGGAGTTAAATTAGGATTTTCCGCTAATATTGTAGCAGCAAATACCGCCTCTAATTGATCACGTGTAATTGTCATTTAATTATTAACCTGTAAAATTTGAAATTAAACTAAACGGTTTAGAGTTATTAGAATATATATCTACCGTATACATAATTGCATTATTATTCATTGCATTAATTGTAATTAAAAAACCAACCGCTCTTCCTTTGTTAATCATTGGTTGCAGTGTTCTTTCTATTTCCTGTTCTACTTTTTTTTCTGTTAATGGTTGTCTAGATTGTAACCATAAAGGAATTAAACAACCAAAATTAGGGTCAAATTGATATGAACCAAAAGGAGTATTTAACCGTGTAAACGCCTCTGTTAGTTGGGGAGCGTTTGACTGTATAATTCCATTTGTAACAACATATGTATTTGTTAATCCGTTAATAAAAGTTGTAGTATTATCCATATTAATTCCTTTGGCAGATTATACCATAATTAGCTAATTAATTCACCATTTACAGTAATATACATTTTAGATGGAGATTGTGATAAAAATGTTTTATCTCTATTAAAATTTGATGTTGCACTATAAGAATTATTATTAGGAAATTGAGTTGTTGTTGGGCCACTTGTTCCACCACCAGTTTGTACTCCAGTGTGTGCATGAGCTAAAAATGCTGTATTAAAATTATTAAATTTTGTAATTAATGCATTATAACTAGTTTCTAAAGTCACAATTTCAGCAATAATATCAGTTAATATTGTTACAATGTTTTCACTAATTGCTAAATTAGTTGTAATAATATCATTATTATTATTTTTAAATATACTTTTTAATCCATCTAATTTTGCTTGAATATTAAAATTATAAGTAGCCGTTTCACAAATTGCACTTTCACCTTCTATTAAATCTTTTACATTTGTTATTGATGGGGATTCATTAAAAAACCCTTGAATATATCCCGTTCCAGCATAAGGGGATTGATGAAATAAAGCTTGGGCATTTGGTATTGGAATACTAAAAAATCCAGCAGGATTATAAATTGGCAATTCAGAATCATAATTAGAAATTTGATTACCTTGAATTTTACTAGAATAAATAGCACTACTTTCATCGGTTGTAGTATTAGTTGATAAAATTGCACCTGTAGTTATTGTCATATTAATTACCCCGTTGCTTGATTTTTAGATAACTCTACAACACTATCACACCATAATGCAGTAAACGTATAAGGTTTACATAAATGTAATGTTGTCATAGACCCATTAGATCTATTATAACTTATGGTATAACCATAACAATATAATTGTGTTAATCCATCAAAATTATTATTGGTAACCGTTGGTATAGTTACCATTTGATTTAATGGTATTTGTCTAAATGAATTTGTAGCCGTATTATATGTTAAATTTGTTGGCATTACCGCAGTTACTTTCATGTCGTTAAACAATTGTTCTGCAAGTGATTTTGCTGAATATAATTTAATAAAATATTTTAAAGATTCAGTTTCATTAGTTATATTGTTTTTTAATTTAATAGTTAATGAATTATCATTTACGCTAATAATACTTTTTAAACCTTGTAAATTTTTAAAGTTTTTAGCTATATTTAAAAACCCTGAATTTGTTACAATGTTTTTATTTAATTCTTGTACTGCAAAATTAGTTTGTAAATATTGCCCACTTTTTACAAATTCCGTAATTCTTGGAAATATACTATTATTAATAGTAGCAACAGCATATACACCAGTTGTATTATTACTTCCCGTAATATCGCTTTGAATAAATTGATTAAATATTCCCATTAAAGACATAAATGTTCTATTTTGCACATTAGAACTATTTTTATTAATTGAAATAGCTTGTAATGGAACAGTAGATCCAGTAGTAATAACTTCAGATGACATTTGAAATGTCCAATTATTTGTAGTATCAAAATATGTTTGTAAAGGAGTAATTATAAAATTACCAGAATTATCTACATAAAACACCCTTTGATAAGCATAAAGAGTTTGTAATATTACATCTAATTTACTTGTTGTTGGAGGGGAAAATATAAAAATATTACTATCTTGACATATTGCCGTTCCATTGCCACCAATTGCATTTATTTCTTTAACACCATTTGTTACTCCAGCATTATAAACAATATTTGTTATTGTTTCAGCAATTATTGTTTCATTTAATAAAATTGTTAAAAAATTATTAAAGTTAATATTTTGATTAGCAACAATAGGAGTTAAAAATACATTATTTTGTGTTTGTTGTGCTGATGTTTGAATTGTAGCACTTCGGGATAATATATTAAGCAATCCTTCTATTTTTAAATCAATTTCAAAACCAGCTCTACTATAAAATATTTCTATATTATTTATTGAACCTACAAACAAAGGAACATTATTATTTGTAGAATTTGAATCATTAAACATTGTTACTCTAACAATGTCACCTTCTTGAAATAAATCACACAATGGTGAATTTAAATCGTATATATGTTGTGCATTATTAGTTGCAGTTAATTTTATTGTACCGCCAGCTTCTTGATTAATAACATAATTACTTAATTCAAATTGTAATAAATATACATTATCAGTTGTAGACACAATTTGATTATTGTTTTTAATAGTCAAAATATGCTGTGTTCCACTTACTTGTAATTGAATATTAGTTACAGATTGTTTGCCTGAATTTGTATTAATATTTACAACATTACCATTAATTGTTGGGTCACCATTATTTAATTTAGGTTCAAATTCTATAAGAAACGATGGTTCTGGAATATATGTACTCATTATGCCCCCGAACTACCATTAGTAACAGGTAATATCATAACTGTATCTTTAGGTATATAATTTAAATAAAAAAATGTGTTTTGATTTAATTGTATTATATTTTTATAATTATTTTCATAATCAATATTATTTAAAAAACACATCTGAAACAAAGACATATTATACGGCGTTGTATATTGTTTAGTTTGGCCATAATATGCATTAATTAAAGTTATTGATAATTGACCTATTTCAGCAATTAAACTTTTTAAATAATTGATGGTATTATAAAAAGCATTTGGTTCTGAACTATTATAAATAATATTAATAGTTGTATTTATATTATTAGTTAAATAAACATTTAAATTTTGAATATTATTAAGTGTTGTAACATTATTTATAAAATAATTAAATTGTGTAATTGTTGGTTTAGTTACTGCATAATTATTTAATGCTACATTGTTATAATTATTTGGGGCTAAATTATTAATAAGTATATTTGTAGCAACAATTGAATTATTTACTGATGCAGCAACATTTTTTTGAATAGTAAGCAATGAATCTTGAATAAATATATTGTTTGTATTTGTAATTGAATTTTGACCATTTCCATTTATTAACAAATCAGTAGAATTCCATATTCCATTTAAGGCATTTGCTATTGTCAATACTGATGATACACCATTATTAATTTGTGATAATGTTTGAGTTAATGAAGATTGATTAATTGCTTTAATTGGTTCTTCGGTTCTAAATGTAAGTTCTGCTACAGCAGCCCTCCATCTTGTACTGTCATGCAATATACGCATGCCAATTAACCAACACCCTTGAATTGTTCCCCAAACTGGATGTTGTAATACATGATATTTTGTTGGATCGTTAGATACTATTTCGTCAGAATAAAACATTTGAACTAAATTGTTTTGTAAATAACTCATATAATTGCTGCCCCAAGCAACAGCCATAATAGTTATTTGTTGACCATTGTATCCTAATGCTCTTATATTATCAGCACCATTAGGTAAATCTTGAATAGCAACTTTACGAGAAAACACATCAATTATGCTTGCATTACCAACATTAGCACCACCAGGAATGCCTGTAATTGGATTATTAACATTAGCACCTGTAACAGTACCTACTGCTAAAGCTGAAGAATTTGCAATCTGTTGTCCGTATTGTGCAATAGTTCCAACTTGACCCAATTGACTTAAATTGCTAAGTAAACCATTTAAACCAAATGGAGTTTGAGCCACTGAAAATGTATAGCCATTATATTTACCTTCTTGCAATTGCCATTGATTTAAACCTAATTGATTTAAAAGATTATTTACATCGCTAATGCTTGAAGCACTTAAAGCCATTATTTATTCTCCATGTTATGATACCGTGCAATATAATCACGAGTTTCTTTAGGTAATGTTTTTCCGCTATCAACTCTAGATGATCCAGCATTGTAAGCTGCTAGCATTTTATCAGTATCGCCATGATAACGTGTATTTAATTGATTTAAATATTTAGTACCACCCATAATGTTTTCTTTAGGATCATAAATATTATGTACTCCTAAATCACGTGCTGTACTAGGTGTAAGCTGAGTTAATCCCATCGCTTTACCTGAATTAGCGTGTTTATTTCCCGATGATTCTAAACCAATTATTAATCCAATCATTTTTGATGATATATGTGGATATTTTTTATGAGCTTCTTCTATAATATAACCATAATTTTTATTAATTTTATCTATCATTTTTTTTATAGATTTTGCTCCATCATTGGAGCCTTTTACTTTGCACCTTTGTTTCCATAGTCCAATACAGAAGATGTAGCACCACTTGTCATAAAACTTCCGCCACTTATAAAGGCACGCCCTACATTTTGCATATTTTGTAATACAGAAGTAACTTCTACAAGTGCAGATTTAAAACCATCTAAACTTGAATTACTGCCTAATACGCTATCTGTAAATTTAGACATAGTGGCAGTAACATTGTTTGCAACATCTTTATCCGTTAATGCATTTGTTTTATTTTGTTGATTAGCATTTAACATATCAGCAATATTGCTTTCCACACCCATTCTAGCATTACCAGATTTTATTCCCATTCCTGATAAATTATTTGGATTAAAATCGCTTTGACTAAATAAAGGAGCTATCATTGCAGCACCAGGAATGCCATTATTTTGCATAGCATATGCTTTTTTCATTTGTGCTGCATGATTTGGACTATTTGGATTATATAAAGCATCAGCATCAAGACCAATTGCTTGAGCATATAATCTTGTTGTAATTTGATTTAATTTAGTTCCGCCATAAAATTCTTGTTCTTTAGCTTGATATGAACCTGTATTACTAAATGAACCAGCAGCTGCACGCTGAGCTGCATCAATAGACAAACCACCTTGTTGAAACATTAATGTTCTTATATTTAAATCGGTCAGGCCTACACCTGCACCAGAAGCTAAATTAGCAGCATTTGTTAATTGAGTTCCGTTTAAATTAAGCATAGCAGCAGAACTACCTAATTTAGATAATTCTTGCAATGGAAGATTAGCACTAACCGCATATTTAGTAAGCATATCCATAGCTTCAAAATTACGTTTATATGTTCCAACCCCTTTAGATATTTCTGTGGCAATAGGTAATAAAGGATTAAATAAATCTTGTGGATTATTAGTAGTTGCATTTAATTTTTTACCGTTTAATCCCGTTACTTGACCAATTAAACCAGAAACATTTGCATTTGTACCAATTAAAGATAAATTGTTAATTCTTTGATTAATTGCATCAGATCTAGCTTGTGCTTTTAATTGAGCTGTAGAATTTGATACAGAAGAAACTATTGATCCTAGGCCATATCCTATTGCACTTCCTGCTAATATTCCTGGTGGTCCAAAAAATGCACCTAATGCTCCACCACCAATTGTAGCAATAGTAGTACCTAATGAATTTTCTTGTTGTTTAGAAGCTAATAGAGCGTTTGCAGATAATGTGCCGTAGTTACCCCCACTGGTAAGCGGATTAACTAGCCCAGAGCTTCCTATTTGAGTTTGATAACCATAATAGTTGCCAACTCCAGATACAATTTGTTTTCCAACAAATCCAGCAATACTTACTTTAAATAATGATTCTAATCCACTATCTTTTACACCTCTTTTAATTCCTTCAGAGGTAGCCCTGCTTAAAGCATCTTTTTGAAATTTTGGTTGTTCACTTTCGTTTTTAAATAAATGATCTCTATAATCATTTTTTAAACCAGATATTGCTGTGTTATTAGGGAATGGTGATGCTTTGTATGAATTTTGTTTATCATTTGAGTTTTTTATTGCTGTTTGAATCTCATTAACAAAAGTTTTTGTGTTATTAAGATTAGGGTTTCCACCAGCATAATTTTTAGAAGTTTCAGTAAATTTAGTTAAAATGCTTTCAAAATTATTTAAAGCTTTTATTAATTGATCAGTTTTGGTATTGTCGTTATTACCACTTGCATTGAATAAAATATCAATAGTATTACCGCTCATACCAAAACCTTTATTTAAGATTTATCAGAGTTTTTGTAATTCTCTTCTTTTTCGTTCTGACTCGATTCGTTGAGCAAGCTGAAAAATTGAGCATTGTCCTTCAGTGACATAATCGTCTTGCATAATTTGACGATAATTAGAGATAGCTGAAGTGAGCTTAAAGAACCCATAAGCGTCAACTTTTTTTCGTTGATGGGTTCTCCATCAAATAATGCTATTAATACAAAATTTATTTCATCTTCAAATTGTTTACTTAAATAAGGATTGTATTGTTTAATTAATTGATCATATTGTTGAGCTAAACCAGTTAAAACAAATTCAGGACAATTTTCTAATTGATCTTCTGTAAAATATCTATATTTATCATCAGATAATTCGGGTGCAGGAGATGTCGCTAAACTAAGTTTTTTAATAAGTAATTGTTTTTGAAATTCAGAATTATCTTCCCCACCGACAAAACAAGGATTTTCTTTATTCCATACGTAAGTTTGTTGTAAAAGAATTCTATTTTCTTTAATACCTAATAATCTCATAGGTATTTTTTGTTCTTTACCATATGAAACATAATGAATTTTACGCACACCTTCATTTATGTTTATTAATTTATTATAATCAATAGAACTAACTTTAGATCTTAACACATCTTCGTTACTAGATAATTTATTATCACTTTTAATGTAATCATCTAATGAACCTAAATGTTTAGATAATGCTTCTTTTGCATTTTCTGTAGAAAATATATCATTCATTTATTATTTCCAAAATTAAATATTACTTACCCATTCTTGATTTATGCATTTAAAATTATAATTACTTGTTACAGGTTGACCAACTCCTGTTGCTTCCAATTCATCATTTGTTGATAAATATAAACCTGTACATAATAAATATTTTTTACTTCCAGCAAATACATTTGAACCAAATTGTCCTGCTGGGCAATATAAAGCTACAGTTACTAAAGTATTATCATAATCTATAGAAGTAAAATCAATAGGTTTTCCGTTGCTTGTTTGAAATATACTTAAATTAAGTGAATATTGAGCATTGCCTCGGACAAACCCACTATTTAAATGATTGGATGTCATTGTACCTACAGCATTAACTTGTTGGTCTCCGCTTGTAGTTGCTTTACCAACAACATCTTGTTCTAAATTAATATTATTATTAAATAAAATTAATACCCGTTCAAAATATCCGCCTCTAACTGCCATAATTAATCCTAACTAAAATACATAATTAATACTATAATTTACCAAAGTGGCATAAACAGAATTTAAGCCTGGATTTTGCTGATAAGGAAAATAAATATTAATTCCTAAAGGGTTTTGAGTACTATTAGTTACAGTAATTAAATTTCTAGTAGTAACAACATTTGCTAATATTCTATCCCCATTTTCGCCCATTTGATTTTGTAAATTTACCAATGCTTGATTAATTGATTTTAAAGTAATATCATTTTGTCTTACTTGGCCAACACCATTATTTTGACAAATTTGATACACTTGCAATCTTAAATAATTCCCTGTATCCATCACATAAGTTGGATAAAACTCAGTATTAGGAACACCATTAATAGTTGTTTGTGTAGTACGTCCTAACATTAAATATTGCCCTGTTGCATTTGTAGCAACTACGCTTAAACCTTCTTGTGTTAATTGATCAGCTACACCACCAATAGATGTATCAATCCAATCTGATTGATTTGTTGAATTATCAAAACCTGCTAATTCAATTAAATTTAATGGATTAAATGGATAATTATTACTTGCAAATACAGCAGCTAAAGCACAAATAGATTGTGCAAATGATCTTACAACAACACCAGCACGTTGTACATAATTAATATATAAACCATCGTAATATTGATTATTAAATGCTTTAGGCATTAAAGTTAATGCTTGTTGTGGTGTATAAGTTTGATTGCCATACATTACCGAACAATTACCTTGACCATTATTTGCTGTAACTGGTAAATTAAGATTTTGCACATAAGTTGCTAATGGTTGTAAAATATTAGTTACATCCGTTGCATTAAATATTTCATAAATACAAGGAAATGTACGTAATGATTGTTTATAATTAGCAAAATATGTTTGTTGCAAATTATAAATAGTAATTGTATTGTCTAATTGTAAAGTAATATTATTAGTAGTGTTAAAAGTTCCTATTACATTATTTAATTGAATTTGCAAATTAGAACCGTTAATTACTGATTGAAATACAGTTCCTGTTGCATTACTTGTAGCTTGTGTAATAGTTGTATTACCTAAAGTAGTAAAAGGAACAAAACTAGCATAATTAGATGTTATTGGTATTGTTATTGTTGTTAATCCCAATGCAGTAGCAACAGAAGATGGAGAAACACCCATAGGCATATTATCATCAGTAGGACCATAATAATTAGTATCAGCAGCATTAGGTAAAATTGCAAAATATAAATTAGGTGCACCAACTGTGGCATTAGTATTAATACCATTCATATTAGTCATTGCTAATGAAGCTTGCCATAAATTCATAATAAATGGTTCAGTACGATTAATATCGGGATTACCTGATTCTTGAATATAATTAATAGTTAAATTTTGATTTATTTGTAAATTAATATAACTTGCTGAATTAATAACTATAACAGTATCACAAGCCACAGTATTTACAGATGTGTAAGTTACTTCTACATCGGTTGCATCAATTGTAGTATCATTATCAATTGTAATTGATGTTGAAGAATTAATGCTAATAATTACTGAATTAGCAGGAATACCTGCACCAACTATATTTGAACCAATTGTTAATAAAGAAGAATTAATACTTAAATTTGTTAATACACCTGTTGTTCCATCAGTATCACAAGTAAATTCAGTTGTTACATTTGGATTATAAGATCCAGTTGTAATTGATACTAACGAAGCATCAATTGATGTTCCTGATATTGAACACAATCCACTAATTACTGAATTTGCCAATGAAGAAATATTTAATGATTGACCTGCAAAATATAAAGATACATTACCAGGAACAGCAGGGCTGGGAGTATAAGCAACAATATTGTTTAATACTTGAGTTCCAGAATTGCCAAAATTTACTTCATAACCAGAACTTGCAAACCATGATAATAAACTATCAGGTGAAGTAATTAAATTTATTGGCAATTGATAAGTTTGATAATAACTATAAGATGGATAACCAGACAATGGCATGGGAATTGGTAAACTAATTTCAGTACAAGTAAGTGCTACTGTAGCAGATGCTGTTGCTGCTTGACTTATTGTTATAGTATCATTATATAAACTAATAATAACACTTCCTGATGGAACCCCAATTCCTGATATGGGTAATCCTACATATAATTTAGCAACAATTAATGTATTTACTGCCGTAATAACTTGTGAACCATTAGCAGTTGTTCCATTAAATGTTACATTAATTAATGGCCTACGATTGCCGTACAAAAAACTTGCATTTTGTAAAGCAGGTGTTACCTGTGATGGAATATTTTGAGAATTATCAATTTGTGTTCCACCAGGTATTTGAGATTTGTAATTAAAGCTGTTAGCTGCCATAACTTTATACCTTTAAAATTATTATAAGCGAGTATATCATAATAAAAAATATAATGCAAATAAGTGAAAATTTTAACTAATTTGTTCCATATTTAAATTAAATTGTTCCCATAATGGATATACTATTGCATTGGGATCATTTCTAGCATTAACACCTAATAACTCCAAGAAAATTTCATAAGCTTGAGTATTAATCCAATATTTAAAAGTATTTCTAACTCGTTGACAATCACCAATTTCTAATGGATTTAAAAATGTTGGTTGTTCACAATTATATTCAATACCATAACGCACCAATGGATTATAGTTTCTTAATGCTTTATTAAATTCATTTTTATCAAAATCATTTTGAAACATACTAATAGTATTGTTATAATCAAATTGATTTAATGATACCATTTCAAAAAAATTAGGGTTTTGAATAGTGGTTCGTAATACTTCTAACAAAGTATCTACACTTTGAGTAGTATTTTCTCTGGTTATGTCTAATGAATCATAAACATCAATTATAATAGTTCCTACAATTCTATCATAACTGTCAGGTGAATTTAACTGACCATGATATACACTTAAAGAAGGTAATAAATCAATTCTATTATCATCTCTATAATATCCATAAATATTGTTACCTACCAACCCAGTAACATAAGAACTATTTAATAAAGCTTGTACTGTAGAAGGAATAATTCTATTTCTAGGTAAAAATTTAACATAATCATATGTTGGATTCATTGTATATTCTTTTTAAATAAAGTTATAAATCTTTCAGCTATATCTTGTACGTTTTTATTCGTAAATTCTAAAAAATCACGGCCTAAAAATTTTGTTAAATAACTTACAAGAGCTGGATCATCTGTTGACCAAGCTCTAATTCTTACACCACCTGGTATTACTTCCCAAGTTACTTGTAAACTATTTTTTAATGTGCCAGTACCAATATTAAAACTTGTAGCAGTGCCAGGTAAATTATGTCCCACACTTTCTAAATATTTTTTTTTCGATATGGTAGTTTCTTTTAGTGGTCGCCAAGATTGATCAGGTCTGCCTTTTTTACTAAAATAACTTTGTTTTTCATTTAATAATTCATTGCATAATTGATCCATGGTATTTTGTATAATTCTATTATAATCCATTACCAACCTCTATTAAATGTTCCATATCCCCAATATATACTTTTATTTAAATCAACAAGTTTACGCCTGCTTTGTGCAGCATTATCTCTTGATCCAACCCCTATACCTACACTTAATGGTGCAGGAGCACCAGCAGCAGATCTATAAGATGCATGAGAATTTAATAAAAGATTTTGTAATGGAGGTTGTATATATTGACCATGTTCATTAATTCCAGTTACTGCAAATTTTAATCTTTGATATTCTTCTATACAATAATCAACATATGATCCACCTCTAACGCCTTCACTTTTGCCAAAATATACTTTTAATATAATAATACAACTCATCCAAGTTGCCATGCGTGAAATTATTAATTGTGTTTGTTGAGGACATGTATTAAATGGTTGGTTATTAGAATTAGTTAAAGGAATAACAAATTGTCTCGATAAATCTAATTGTACTTCTGATTCTGCATCAACAATAAATTTATTTAAAATTTGATCGTTTAAACTATCTACTTGTGAAGAATTTAAATTATTTAATTGTTGTTTATTATTATTAAATGCTTTGCCTTGTAAATAAATTTTTACTTGCTCGGAATTTGTAAATTGTGGAGAATAATTCGACATGATATAATCCTTTTATATTTGTGATATTATACCATAAAAAAATGCAGCCGTAAAGCTGCATTAATTAATTATGATATTAGTTCACCATAAGGAAGAGATTTATGTTCTCTTTCATATCGTGCAAGTTCTGTATTTTTATACATTCTAGCTTCGCCATCAATATTATATTTATGTTGTGTTTGAACATTTTTATTATCAATTCTTAATTCTAAAATACCACCACAAAAATTATTTAAATAAAACTCAGAATCTTTTTTGCTCATTTCAACAATTTCATCTTTATTGTAAAATGTTCTACCTGTTTTATTTTGTACATATTCTACAGCTTGTTTAAGAGTAAATAGCCTTGAATGAGATTGTCTAAGTTTTTTAGTTTCAGATTCAGTGTCACCTTCTTCATCATAAATCTTAGCTAATTCATGACGCATATCAACATCACCAACAAATTCATGTTTTTTAGTTGTAGCATTATATTTCATAATTGGAGTAATTAAAGCATTCATTTTTACTTTAACCATTTCTTCTTTTGTTAATAAATTTTTTTCCATTATATTTCCTAAAAAGTTATATGTACGGCGTAGTATATCATAAAATTGAAGTTATTAAATAAATTTTGTTTATTTTTAAAAATAAATTTGCATTTTAGAATTTAATTCGGTTATACTATCGTCAGTTAAATAATTCTGCCACTATCAGATGATAACAAAGACTTTTTCACCAAAAGCCCTTATTCATTGTAGTGGATTGAATAAGGGTTTTTCTTTTCTTAAGTCTCAGCATTGCGAAGAGCAACTCAGCATAAATAAAAACTCAATTAACTTTACATCGCGTGGATTGGTGGTCGTTACAGACCTTGATTAATGGCGAGGATAAAAAAGTATTAATCAATGATTATACTGACTGCTATACTGCATACGGAAGTAATCAGAATTATATACTTACTTTTTAATTATTTAAGGGGTAGGGAATTAATTCTACCAGCCAACTACCTGAACCAAAAGTAATAAATATAATGGTAAGATAATTTTTATTAGAAAGTTTAAAATGAAAAAATTAATAACAGTAGTGTTTTTTTCTTGTTTGTTAATTGGGTGTAACGTTGGAAACAATCAAAAAAAGAGTGTAATTCAAACGGAATCGGATTTACAATTAAATAAACCTACTACATTAGAATCGGACTCAACATTAATCTCATACCCTAATAAACCAAAGATTAAGATTGATATGATTTCTCACGCTTGGTATTCTAAAGAATCACCAAATGAGTATGAAACAGGTGAGTCTTTTACAATCAAAGCTACTTTGGATAACCCAGCTATAATTTATACAGAAAATAAAATCAAATTAGTCACCAGTAATACTGGTCTTATTTATGAATCAGACGAATGCATTATAAGTAGTGACGGATATTGTAATATAAATGTGACAATAGCTGAAAGTGCCAATTTAGGCGAGATTTCTTTAGCTATACAAAGTAATACAAATTTAGTAAGCACGACAAAATTAACATTTAAAGTGGTTGCAGGAAATATTATATTTTATACAGAGCAAGATATTCGAAAAGGTGATTTTGCAAGTAAAAGTCCCGGTCAATCTGTAAATCAAGTAGTAGATGCTTGGTGTCAATCATATGCAGAAAGTAAAGGATGGAAAGGCTTTTCTCCGATGTCTGATCGGTATAAGAAAAAATCCTATAAAGGTATGATACTAAATAATCCAGCAACAATTTCTGGTAAAGTATATTATCGCTTTGATGCACAAACCAAAGTAGCTTTAGCTACAGATGAATACCTTGCAGAAAGTTTAGAGAATTCAATTTT